CAGCTGCTCCTGCAGCTTTCCAGCCTGCTCCCACCATGTAGGAAGCGATTCCTGCCTGTACGGCGGTCGCTAGAGCTCTTTCGGCGTAGTCTCTTATCTGTTCATTCGTCATCTTTGCGCTTTCCTTTCATACCGTTAGAGGCGAGAACGCCGGAGAGCGCTCCCGTCAGAAATAGGACCATCGGATTGAGAACGGACCATGCTGCAGCATCGTTGGGTGATTGGTACTCGATCGGCTGTGTTACGAAGAGCAGTCCGTAGAGGATGACGGACATAGCGAGCACGAATGAGAAGGCGAGAGCGCATCCGACGACAAAGACGAGTCGTGCTTTGAGCTCTTCTGCTTCGTATCGGTTCGCTGGTCTAAACATTTCGACACTTGCTTCCTAATCTTGTACCGCATGAATGTACGAGCATCTCTGGGCAGGTTCCCCAGACGCTGCAATTAGGCGGCATACAGTCGTCTTTGTACCAATTGTCCGGATCCTGGCAGGGGTAACGGTAGCCGCCGTCGTAGCCACAGCCGGAAGCAACGACGATAGCAATAACACCCAAGACATATCTCACTCTTGCAGTCCCTTAGTTAGATAGGCCGATCACGCCGATGATGCAGAGGCCGGCGAGCATGAGGCAGAGGATTCCGAAGCGGATCATTCTGTCTCTGGTTTCTGTGTTCCGACGAGTTGTTCTAGCCATGCGTTCCATTCGGTTTCGTCGAGTGGTTCGATTTGGTGGTTGATTTGTCGGGTGACGGTTCCGAGAGGGTAGGTGGTTTCTAGTTCTGTTCGTGTCCAGTTAGCCATGAGAGTATCCGTAGACGTTGGTGGTGTGTGAGAAGTTGCCGGAGCATTCCAGAGTGAATCCGTCAAAGATAGATTCGACCCCGTGAAAGCCGCCCATTGTCCACGAGATGTAGTTTCCGCCCGAATTGTACGACTGCGAGTTGCCGGTGATCGTGGTGTATTCGTTATTCGCTGGATAGTAAATGTCGATTGCGAACGAGTTCCGAGCATCTGAGGCGCCGATATTCCGCTCGATAACCTTGAAGCCGATAGTAATGCCTGCGCCGTCGAAGGTGTAGGTAGTGCCTGCGGAAGATCTGCCAATGGCTCCGTAATTGTAGGACGTTGAGCTATCGCTGCTGCTCGCCCTCATCAGTAGATGTAGGTCATTATCGAGAGTCCTAGTACCGCAGATGATCCTATAGTAGGAGAAGGTGCTGGTAAATATGTCGTCAACTGATAACGACGAGACGGATGTCCCTGTGTAGGAGCCGAGCAGGATCATTCCGGTCTTGGCGTCGACTTGTGTGGCGATGTTCTCCATCGCTGTAGCGCCGTCTGCTACATAGTCGGACGATTCCGGATACGGTATCGACATGTTCGAGGTGGTTCCCATTGTGTTCTCCTAGAGTTCGATGAGGCGGGAGCCCGTCCAAGTCAGTGTAGGCGGTACAGTCGCCCACGTCCGGCTAGCCGACACCTGCTCCCATTTCTGGGCTCCACGAGAATAGCCGGCGGTCGTTACGTACAGCTGGGCCACGATGTCGTGTTGTGAGAGCTCGAAGGTGATGCCTTCGACAAAGAATCTTGTAGGGGCGCCGCCGAATATGGCAGGCGTTTCGATGAAGGTGTCGGGGTTGAGGTTGGTGAGGACGGCGTAAAGGCGGGCGTCGCTCATGTTGCCGAGGAGGACTGAGAGCTGGTCGATTATCCATCCGTTGGTGTAGTAGCGGTCGAGCTTGTCGTTGGCGAGGTTCGTGGCGTCTGCTTCGTAACGAATGCGTGTAACGATGTCGAGCTCGTTTAGCCCGTAGGTGTCTATTGAGTCGGTGAAGTCCTCGACGACGTAGCCGTCTGGGAAGTCTGTGGCGTTCTCGGTTCCGTACACTTGGACTCTGTTCACGAAGTCCTCGACGTGGCGTGAGAATTGCCAGGAGTCGATGATCTCGTCGCCGGTAAATGTGATGTCTGGGGTGAGCTGTGAGCGGTTCGCTACTGTCCGGTTAATGACGTGCGGGCCTGTGGTGTAGCCGGACACGGTTGGTCCCCAGGGCATTGACTGGGTGAGGTATCCGCCGATTTCTGAGGCTGAGACTTCTCGCATGACTCCGAGGAGGTTCTCGGTGTCGAAGGTTGGGACTCGTACAGCTGTTGTGCCTTGTGTGCTGCCGAGTCTTGGGTCTTGTGAGCCGAGGGCGTACAGCGTCGAGAGGGCGTTGGCGACTGTGTTCTCGATCTGTGAGCCGAGTGTCACGGTCTGTCGGCCTATTTCTGCTAAGGCTCGGTTGACACAGATGACAGAGAGGACGGTATCGACGACGAGGACGTCTGTGACTGCGCCGTCGAAGAGGCATAGCGGGATAGTTGGGTAGGCGTCGATTGAGAGCCATACCTGGATGCGTCGACCGATGACAAAGTCCTCGAGGTCTGGTGCTCCAGTAGCGTCCCAGATAAAGCTGAGCGTCGAGTTGGATGCTTCGACGTCCTCTGAGAGTGTGCGCCGTCCGTGGTTTACTATGAGCTGGTTGAGTGTCCAGTCCTCGAGCTGTGTGCCGGCGCCGATGGAGCCGTCGGTCGAGTCGACTACTACGAGCAGGTTCCAGCTCATACCACCGAGAGCCGTCCCTGGCGGCGTGCGTCCTGGTCGAGTATCTGACGGATCTGGCGTGCTGTGGAGACGGGATCTACTGCGCCGTTCACGGTGATGTTGTAGACTGCGCCGCCTCCCATCGAGTGATTCGGGATGATGGTGCCGGAGGCGCCTGGGAGGAAGAGCTCTGGGCCTTTCTCACCGACGAGGTATGGTGTGCCGCCTCTGACTGGTCCGCCGCTGGCTCTTCCGGTAATTCCTCGAGCCCAGTTGAAGAGTCCGGCTGCCTGTTGTGGTGCGTTGAGTCCTGTTAGTGATGTGGCGAGTTTCTTGGCGAGTCCGCCGTCTCCTCCTGTGAATGCGCCGACGAAGTCGTCTGCGAGGTTTCGGCCTGCTTGCTCGAGGGCGCCTTTGAGGCCGAGTCCGATTGCTTGGACTATTTGGGCGTTGAGTTTGAGGAGTCCTGGAACAAATTTGGTGACGAGTGCTTCTCCGAAGTTGTTGACTGCGGATTCTGCTGCGGCGTCTGTTTCTTGGTCGAAGCGTGAGCCGTCTACCCAACTCCAGATGTAGTCGACGAGGCGTGCTGCGTGTCGCTCGAGGATTGGTCCGGCTTCGTTAGCGAACCAGTCTCCGAGGCTGGACATCCATTTCCCTAGAGCTGCGATGGTGGCGGCTCCGTCGGTTGCTACCCAATTGAAGAGCGCTGTAGCGAGCCGGTTTATCTTCGTTTGCAGCCACGGAAGCGCTGTCTCGGTGAACCAGGTGCCGAGAGTGTTGAGCCATTCCCAGAGTTGTCCGATGGCTTTCTCTGCTTTGGGTGCTATCCAGCTGTAGAGCGCTACTGCGAGGTTGGCGGTCTTTGTGGCGAGCCATGGGAGCGCTGTATTGGCGAGCCAGCCTCCGAGGGTTTCGAGCCAGCTCCACAGTGTGCGGATGGTGTCGAGTCCGTCTGTCGAAACCCAGCTCCAGAGCGCTCGTCCCCATACTAGAACCTTCTCGGCCAGATATGGGTAGGCGACGTCTGTGATCCATTCTCCGATGGCGGACAGCCATTCTCCGAGTCTGGCGATGGCTGGTCCGGCGTTCTCTGCGATCCAGCTGACGGTAGCGCCTGCGATCTCGAGGAATTTCTGGCCGATCTTTGGTGCGTATTCTTTAACGAATCCCCATACAGACTGAAGGACGCCGAGGAGGCCTTTCTCTGCGAATGTGTCTGCGAGGCTTTCTACAGCTGGAATGAATGTGTCTGAGAAGAATCCTGCGACCTTGAGTGCTATCGGTAGGAGCTGGACGCCGAGCTGGGCGGTGACGTTGTCGAGGCGTGCTCTGAGGATGCGTTGCTGGTTAGCGAGGCCGCCGCTGGTCCTAGCGAAGTCGCCTTGTGCGTCTGCTGTCTGCTTGAAGATTGCGGACTCTGCAGCGAGTATCTTCTGCTGCTGTGTTAATGCGCCGTTGCCGTCGTAGATTCCGAGCTCGAGTGCTTCTGCTTTGAGTGTGGCGTCGTCGAGGAGGACGCCGAAGCGGCGGAGAGGCTCGGATTCGCCTCTGAGTGCCGCTCCAATGGCTTCGATGGTTTCCTCTGGGGTGGCGTTACGGAATGAGGCAATATCGGAGGCGAGACCTAGGAGGCCGTTGGTGAAGTCAGAGAGGTCGTCTCCTGCGAGTCCTGCAGCTTTGCCGAATGTGCCGAAGACGAGTGCGCCGTCTAGTGCTTCCTGTTTGGATTGGCCGAAGGCGAGTGCGGCGTCGTCTGCGAATTTGAGGACAGCGTCGGAGGCGTCTCCGAATATCTGGCGGGTGGCGGAGATGCTTTCGTCGAGGTCTGATGCAGCTGAGATTGCTTTGAGGGAGGCAGCGCCCAGGGCGATACCGATTCCGGTAGCTGCGACGGCGACATTCTTGAGCTGTCGTCCTACGGTGCGGGAGAAGTTCCCAAACGATGTCGAGGCTCGCTGGACGCCTTTCTTGTCGAATGTGCTAACGATAGGTGCGATGATTGCCACAGCTACCTCCTTTCAAGTTGTCTGTTTACGATCTTCTCATATCTGCGGAAACTGTCACGGATACCTCGCTCGATGTCGTCGGTATGTTTCTCGACTATCGGCCAGATGAAGCGGTCTGTCTTGCCTCGCTCGTTGAGTTTGGCTACGAGTGCCTTGCCGGAATTGGTGTGGCCTTTGCTAGCTGTTGAGGCGATGATAAGCGCCAGGTGACGAGAACGGACTCGCAGAATCGGCCAGACGTCGCCAGGTTTCACGGTGAACCTTCTTCCGTTAGGTGTCACAAATGTGCCTGCTCGAGGAGGACGTCCTCGAAATTGGAGCGTGGTCTTGAAACGTGCCGAGCTGTAGCGGTAGCCGGTGCGCCCTTTACGAGACCAGCCGGACGTCATCTGCTTCGGCATCCCGGCCTTTATTTCTGCGAGCATCGGCTGGGCGTAGCTCTTGATCTCGTTAGGGACTCGACGGCGCAGCTCTGGGTCGATCTGGCGAAGAGCTCGGAGCGTCGAGTCGACGTTCTGGATCTTCATTCCGAATCTGAGCCCAGGGGCTGCCATTAGCGTCTCCGTTCTGCTTCTCGTGCTCGATCAGTCAATACCTCGACAATGGTCGAGAACATGGCCGAATCTTGTAGGAGCTCACCAGGAGCGATTCCGGTCGTAGCGGCGACCTCTGCGACTAATCGTCCGAGGGTGCCGCTTCGGTAGGGTCCGGTGAGATGTCCTCGACTTCTGAGACGTCGACAACTCGAGCGAGCCAGTCGTCGAACTGTGCTGGGACTGGCATCCCTGCAGCTCGTGTCGCCTCGTATGCCAGAGCGAAGATGTCCTCGGCTGCGACGTTGCCAGCTGCGAGCTGGCTGATCGCTTTCTTCTGTCGACGTTCCCATCTGACAATGGCGAGCGGTTTCGCTGTGACGTTGTATGTCTCTGATTCTGTTTGGACCTTTAGCTCGAGTTCCACGGTGAGCTCCTACTTCCTTACGCTTTCGTTACTGATCCGTTGACCTCGAAAGTGTATGAAACCTCGAGGGCGCTGTCTGCTGGTCCGCCTGCCGTTGGGTAGACGGGAATGATGTCGCCGGAGAGTGTGCCGGATCCGTCGAGGCCGAGTGAGAAGCTGACTGCGGTGCCTGCTGCAGCTGCGGTCCACATAGCGTCGCAGAATGATCCGACGGCGCCCCAGTCTTGGAAGGCTCGGACGTTGAGTGTCCAGGTCGTCGGCTGGCGTACTGCGGTCGTGTCGGTAAGTGTGACGTATTGGTCAACGGTCTCATTAGGCACAAGCGTGACTTCTGCGACTTGTGCTGAGTAGTCGACGGAGTCGATTGTGACGTCGAGCGTCCGTCCGGTTTGGATAGTTGCCATTTGGCTAGTCCCTTCGGTAAGTGATGGTTGCGGTTATTTGGTAGGACGGTAAGTCCTGGTTGCCTACAGAGTAGACGCCTGGAGTGGCGATGATCTGGGAGGCTGGTGTGAGGTTCTCGAGGACGGTGTCGACGGCGTCGAGGGTTGCTTTGAGTGCTCTCCAGTCTCCTGGAGGTGCAGCTACTAGGTGAATGGGATAGTCGACCTCGACGATCTGTGGCGAGATAGAGCGGAATGTCGGCGGGTCTATGAGAACGCCAGGAGGGCGTAACTCATTGACATTGGCGAACACTCTGAGCCCATAGCCGGACAGAGTCGAGATGAGCGCCTCATATTCGGTGACAAGCATCTCATCCAATCCTTGCTCGACCTATGCCGAGGAGGCGCATGATCTCACCCATAGAGCCAACTGGTGCCGGTGTTGGCATCGCCTCGAAGCTTTGGAAGTTGTCGAGGCTGCCTTTCTGACGGAACAGACTGCCAGCGTAGAGAACTGTCCCCTGCTTGGCGGCTGCTCCTGGCGCTACTGTCGGGTTGTCGCTGTAGCCAGCTGCTTCCCTCCGATGGTACGCCCAGTCGTTAGCGGCGTCGGTGCAGAGCTCGAGGTAGTCCGCTTCATCTGTTGCTGCTTCGACTTGGCCGACGAACAACTCGACGTCCTCTGTGGTAATCCAGGTGACTTGGCCGACTAGTACGCCGTTGTCTGGCGTGTAAGCGGCGATGTCGTCCTGGTTGTTCACAGAGTATTGGACGTCGAGTCCGTCGACTCCCGTGAGGTTGTGGTGGCCGTCGAGCTTGTTGTAGCCGGTCCCGTAGACGTGGACGTGCTCACCTACGGCCAGACCGGTGGCATCGTCGAGCGTGAGCGTGACGACGTCGCTGGTGCAGGATGCTGAGGTGATTGTTGCCATAGGTGAGCGGTC